CTGGATATACTCCAAAAGGATTTAGCAAGCGGATGCGTGGATTATTAGTCTCGTAATCCATCTCTACCATTGCTGGTAGCATTCCATAAGTATTAAACCAGTCAGCACCTTGATACATCTGAATTTGGAGTTCAGAACCTGATACAAAGTAGTTGGCAATACGAGTTCTAGTATCAGCAGCCTTACGAGCGCTATCTGAAACCATATTGGTAGCAGCGCAGTTAAAGGATGGTAGTGGTGCCATAACCTCAGCGAGGTCACGAGCTGCTACATCTACAAAGTTAGCAACCAGAGGCTTTGGGTATTCCTCAGAGAACATAGCAGGATAGACCTTGCTGATATCTCCTTGACGCACGGATAGCACATCGCGCATACGTTGATCACGCGCTGAGTACTTAGTCTGTAGCCGTGCTACCTTAGCAATAACCTCTTTGGTTGTAAGCATTTGTCCTTACTTCTTTTTTGTTTTTAATTTAATAATAGGCTTGCCCTTGCTTGGGCCAGTCTTGATATCACTGTCGCCTGGGTATCTTTTATTCTTAGAGGGGACTTTCTTCTTCTTAGATAAGTAATCATCAAGTGTTGGCTTCTTGTTTGGCATTATGTCTCCCTAGATGAATTGACGTTGTTGTTCTGCTAGTAAATCGTCTATGTTTACTACCATACGCTTGCCTCGTTCATAGCGAGACAAAAATGGATTCTTTAGATGGTGGGTGGTATGTATTCCTTGGTTAAGCCATTCTCTGGCTTTAATCTCACAGAACCATAAAGCCATCACCATATCGGTCTTACCCTTAGTGGTAGGTGACCAAGTAATAAGTTGCTCTATTAGAGCCTTAATGTTTTCGGTTTGGTCTGATGGGAGATGAATAATATTATCTCTGTGGTGCTTACCATCTTGCTGCTTAGTTCCAAATAGGGTAGACATAGAAGCTACACCAAAGCCTGCATCCCATTTGTTATTACCAGTATGATGTTCTCTTAATACCGTTCCCTTAGATGCAAGGAACTGACGGATACCTTCATCCTGAGTTAGGAAGGACTGGAAAGCGTTACGCTCTACCACCCATTCAGCGGGAGCATAGACGTTAGTCCAATCAATAATCAACTGTCTAATCTGAGCAGGTGTTGGTCTAGTAATCTTGATAGCGTCCACAATGTAGCGCTTATGAGTTATGCGGTCTACGCCGTAGCAGATAGCGGCAGTATCACCAACCATTGCAGGGTCTAGTCCACATACAAAAGAAAAACCAGTTAAATCTTTAGGATGGCCTGGTGCTCCCATCTGGAGACGACCTGACCTTCGCATTCCATCAATAGAGCCCTTTACACAAACAGGGTCAAAGGTGGCATCATCTGAAACATCTTGTTGCTGATAAACTAAAGCCCAAGTCTGTGCATCCATAGCTTGACGTTCTGCATAGAGATGCTTACCGTTCCAGCGGGGATATAGACCTTCTTCTGTCTTATCAGAGTCTGTCTGCCCATCAAAGGGTTGGTCTGAGTAAGGCCAGAGCGTTACCCACTTGGTGGGGTCCTCATTGGTTTCAAGTAAAGCTGGCATAGCCAGATATGTCCAAGGGACCAGACCACCAGGGTATCTATCAGGAGAGCGTAGTTCTTTGTATAAGTCTACAGAGGCAACGCGGGTTCCGATAACAATTAACTTACCAGTAGGGTTAAGACGGGATCTGACATCTTGGGTAAGCCATCTAATCTGCTTTTCAAATTCATTTGCATTCTTCAAGGTAACAGCGTCATCAACAATAATCATATCGGCACGCTTACCGTATATCTGACCGCCAATACCTACAGCTTCTAGGTTTGGGTCCTTCTCAGATGATTCTCTGAGTTCATCACCGAAGGTGACTCTAGTTGTAGTCCAGGTAGCGGACTTAGAGTTAAAGCCGACTCCAGCGGCATAAGCCTGCTGCAAGCTCTCATACATCGGATGGGTAAGTCTTTGCTTGATGGCATAGAGGAAGTCTGCTGCAAGCTGCTGAGTCTGGGATACTATCAGGACTCTAAAGTTGGGGTTCTGGACTATCTTCCAAGTTACATAATCTACGGTAATCGTAATTGACTTGGCGTGGTTTGGCGGGATGTTGATAAGGATACGGTTATCTGCAATACCTTTTTCAAACTTCATAGCGGGATGATGCCAGGAAGGGTCTCTTCCCTCTATAACATCTGCTAGGTTCTGCTGGTGGGGAAAGGTAGTCTGATGTAGAAACTTCTGGCGGAACTCGGCGAAGCCGAGGTCGTGGACATCGGTAGCTGCAAAGTTCTTGGACCTTAACCCTAGACGGGTTCTATCAACTTTATCTGCAAAGACCTTATCGGATCTGCGGTAGTATTCATAAGTCTTCATAGACTTACCAGCTTCACCGCAAGCCTGCTCTATAGTCATACCTTCTGCTACAGCGTTAAGGATTACCCTCTTGGCTATATCAGCAGTGTTATTAGAAATGGCAGGCTCCTGAAAAGGTTTGCATTAGAATAGATAGATTACTTCTTTTTCTTTATTTGTTTTTTACCTTTATAGCGGCGACCTTGAAGAGCAGCACCTGCTAATTGACCTAAAGCAGATTTTTCTTGTTTATGCGCTCTGTCAGCGTCTCCTTTGAGACGAGCAGATGTTTTACTATCCACAGCCTTGACCCAGTTGCGCCATTGGTATTCGCCTTGTTCTACGTTAGCCCAATTTCTAGCTTTATTGAACTGCTTAAATTCCTTGGCAAGGTTCTCTAGGTAGTTTAGTTCTTTCTTTTTCTTTTTTGCTGCCATAGCAGGCTCCTAAATTTTTGATAGATTACACCCAACTAAATGAGGCGCCTTGCGCCTCGCTATCGGGCTTGGCGCCCGAGCGAGTCTCAACGAAGTGAGGGGTAAGTCCGCTACAGCCCTTGAGGGGCGTAGCGTGAGCGTAGCCCGCAGTTAGCTACAACCGTTCCGCTAACTGCTCCTATACTGTATTAGGCGGGAAAAAATACCCATTTCCCGCTTTCTGTTAAAAAATCTTTTATTTGTGGTTAACATCACAATTAAATACGGACAAACTAGGACAGTGGTGACCAAGGTTCACTTTAGGAAAAAAACTTTGTTGGGGAGTACAGGACCCGCACCGCGCAAGTTAAACACCTAGGGTGTCCGTTTTGTCGTGGTTGCGTAGTCTATGCGTTATGGTCTGTTTTGTCTGGTTGCTGGTAATTTTTGATGGGCTGACTAACCCGCTGGCACTCTCTAGCGCTCACCCCTAAACCTTTTGCGCCCCCTGCCTTAGATAATTATTTCCTTGCCTTATTTAATAAACTGCCCTGCCTTCCTGCCCTGCCTTGCTCTGAACTCTTGGCACTCTCGCGCCTCAACTGCCAACCCTCAACCTCTACTAGACCTTTACCCGCGCCCCTGTGGATAACCTGTGGATAACTTCGTTATCAAACTGTTATGAAAAAAGAATAGAAAGAGGCCATAAATAGATAGACGAGCCTCTCATATCTGATACCCTCCTCCTATCGGTTGGCACAAGGCAAACCGAACGAACCGAAAAGGGTAAAAAAATGAGTAAAAAATACACAGTTTCCTTCAAGATAGAAACAGAGGAAAATTGGCAAAGTGCCGAGGCACTCGAAGCAGAACTGCGCGACATTATTCGCGCCGTTATTGCTCCCACTTTCAACTTCGAACTCTTCCCTCTTTCTTTCACAGTAAAGAAAGCGAGAAACTAAAAATGACTCGCAAAGATTACGAACTAATAGCGGAGGTAATCAAGACCGCCCGCAAAGTAGAAACAGGCGAAGCGGTTTTAGTATCAGTAGAACACCTCGCTAACACTCTCGCAACAGAACTAGAAATAGAAAATCCTAGATTCAACCGCGCCCGCTTTCTTTCTGCTTGTGGCGTAAAGGTGGCCAACTAATGAAACTAAAGGTGAGGAAAGACCTAACAGAGCAGGGCTTACAAATTCCCTGCCAGTATCAAGAGGGCGCTTACTTGCTCCCCTATCAAGTAGAGCAAGCGCAACACCTAGCAGAATTACAGGGAGGCGCTCAACACCTAATACTCTTGCCTTATGAAAATGGCTTTAGAGCTCTCGCGGTAGTTGATTCAATAGACCTAGACTTTACCGCTTAGACCTTGCCTATCCTTCAAAGATAGACTATCTTTGAGGGGTGGGGAGGGGCTAAGCCTTCCACTTAACGAAAGAGAGAGAAAAAATGAGGCAATACATTGTTAAAGATGTTCTAGTGGGGCGCAACGATAGAGGCGAAAAGTATCACCTAAGCGTTGAGCTTGTAAGTGATGAGAAAGAACGCGAAAGTATAAGCCACGAGAAAATCAAGGGCTTTCAACGGCTTAGCTTTCACGGCCTTGGCGTAAGCCCTCGCGGTTCTATTGAATATGAAAGAGGGATTTTCTCGGCAGGTCAAAATTATGAAATGCTTTTGGAAATTACTCAACCCGCTAAGGGCTTTACTCTTGAAAGTATTCGTGAAATCTATGAACTATGGCAAGAGTGGCACCTTAACGATATGAAATCGCATTGTGTTCATCAAGATGAGGCGGTGGCGTGGGATAAGGTAGCGCCTTGCCCTTTAACGGGCTACAAGGCGGGAAGTGCTTGGCTTTCTAAGCCTTTACTTGATGGGGTAATTGAGCAGATTTCTGCTCTTGTAAAGCGTGAAAGGGTGGGCGCGTTATGACTATTGAAAAATTATTCCCGTCTGGCGCTTGGCGTGTGTGTGGCGTAGTGGAGGGGGAAAGCGATCACTATTTTCTAGAGCGTGTCTATTATGGATACACCAAAAGAGAGGCGGTTAGGTTATGGAACGAGCAAGTGAGAGAGGAGGCGGGAGCGTGAGCGATACCTTATGCGAGAGGGCTCCCTACGATAAGGAGAGCTGGTATTGCCTAACACATAACCGATTAGAGATGAGAGAGGGCGAGCGAGTGAGAGAGTGTGAGTGTAGGTTAGAGGCAGACCTTCTAACCTTATGCGAGGAGCATAAGCAAGAGCTGGAGAGGTTGAAGGCTAACCCTCCAGCGTGGGCTATCAAGGCGAGAGGGGGAGAGAGAGCGTGAAAGATATCTTTGAGCTCAGCTTTCGCTGGCAAGATGGCGCTGCTCAAGTCATAATCTATGCTCTAGTAATCTATCTAGGGCTAGTAATCATAAGCAAGATAAGCGACAAGAGAAAGGGCAAGAGATGAGACAGGACTCAATAAGTTGGGGAGAACTAGCAGAACTAACCCACGCTACGCAGGTGGAGAGGTTTAACTTCTGCCTATGTGAAGAGCAAGAGCAGTTCCCTTATGAGGACTGCCCAAGACAAAAGATAACACCTGAGATAGATGACCTAATCAAAATGGAAGAGGAGACAAGAGGTAATGAATAAGGAATACTATCAAGCTAAGGCTGACCTATGCCGCAACCTTGCTATCAACCAAATGGTGGAGGGGGAGGCTAAGGAGGCAGGTGCTAACCTAATTCGTATGGTTAATGCCTTAAATCAAATCAACTTAATCAACTACAAGGAGGAGAAGGGTAATGAAGCTAACTAACTTCTATGAGGTGGCAGATCGCAAGGGAGATACTGCTTGGGGAGGAGCGAGTGAGAGCGAGGCGATAGAGTGGTTTAGGAGAGGCTTAGATAACTCTATCTATGTATCAGTGTGGAACGAGGAGGATATTGAAGAACCTAAGTTAGTCATTGATAAGATAGATATAACTAAGTTGGTCTTGACTACCATAGTGAGCGAGAGGGGGAGAGCATAATGATTAAAGGATTATCGAGAACTTCAAAAACTATTAAAGCAAATCTACCTAAAAAAGAATATACCCTATCTGAAGATGACTTATTGCGTATGATGTCGGGGTATGTATCTCACAAGCGAGGGAGAGGCGTTGCTCCTAAGTTTTGGTTTGATAGAGGAGATTACATATTGACCCTAGAAGTGGAGGAGAACAAGTGATATTTCTAGGTGTAATCCTTATGACTATCCTTGCCTATCTGCTTATAGTGTGGGAGGATAAGCTCAATGAAAACGATAGATAAACGGAAAGAGAAGGCTGAGAGGCGAGCCGTATGGCTACGCAACTATCAGCGAGCAAGAGGGCGAGCCCTTACTAAGCTAGCCCAGCAGTATCCCGACCAATACAAGGAAATACTTGAGCAGGAGAGGTTATCTGATGAGGCTAATGGCAAGGCGTGGCTGGACATTACTGGCGCTACCGATAATAGCGATGGCGTTTCTACTGATACAGATGGATACGACAACGCACCTAGACCCAAGCAAACCGACGGAGATGAGCAGAACGAAGGCTACTTGGAAGGAGAAGAATGAGAACAGAAAACTGGCAAAGCAATATGCGTGGGTTGCGTTTGGTTGGAGAGGACGAGAGTGGGAGTGCCTCAAGTCCTTATGGACCAATGAAAGCAGGTTTGACCACTACGCACAGAACCCAACTAGCTCAGCTTTCGGTATTGCTCAGCTCCTTGGAGAAAGAAGTAGAGAGCCTGCACTCCAAGTATTGCGAGGCTTACGTTACGTTAGTGTCCGTCACGGAACTCCTTGCAAAGCTTACAAGTTCTCTCTTACCCACCGACACTACTAAAGAATAGAATTGCCAGCGTTATCTCTCTTTCACTGGCAATAGATAACCCCGCAGGTCAAGAGTGCTAACTGCGGGGTTTCTAAGAGGAGGAACAATGAAGAATTATGTAATAGAACATAGAGGTAAGACGCTTGAAACTTCACATTTTTACCCACTTACGGAACAAGAGTGTGAGGATATAAGACAGGCTTATTACAAAAGGCCAGAGATTTCTGAGGTGAAAAATAATTTTTTGGCAATAGAAAAAGGTTCAGTAATAGCTTCAAGTATTATGAATTATTATATGAAAGACCTTATGGCTAAAGTAAAACTTTACAGTCCTCGTTGGTCCATAGAAGAAGTATTAGAATGTAATGATTTGATACGTTATTTTTGGAGTAGAGTAATTGCTAGTAAAAAAGTATATCCGCCTGAGCACGGAATTATTCGCAACTTTGAAACCGCCCTTCGTATATCTGGAGGAGGCGTAGCAATGAAGCCATCAAACTTTCCGATGAAGACTATAGATATGATACTTCAAAAGTATAATGTAAACGGAAACTATTATGATTATTCTTGTGGTTGGGGCATAAGGATGCTTTCATCTTTCAAAAATAGAGTGAACTATTATGGCACAGACCCTAATAATCTTTTAATTGATAGACTAACTCAGATAAAAAACACCTATCAAGAGGTAAATAAAATAGAACTTTTTACCGATATAAGATGTATTGGTTCTCAACATTTACAACAGGACTGGATTGGTAAAATTGGTATTGCTTTTAGCAGTCCTCCTTACTTTGGACTAGAGGATTACAAAATTGGAGAACAGTCATACCGTGATGGTATGTCTTACACAGAATGGTTAAACTCTTATCTTCGTAAAACCATAGAGAATTGCTATGAATACCTAATTCCTGGTGGTTACTTTATGATAAATATAAAGGACTATGAAAGTTATTCTTTAGTAGAGGATTCTAAGTTGTTAGCGTTAAAATCTGGGTTTAGATTCACTGAAGAATTACTACTTAAGAATAGAAAAAGACCTAGTGCCAAAAAAGATTTAGACACAAATGAAAAGATTTTAGTGTTTCAAAAATAATTTTTTATTGGTCGGTGGAGTAAAAGCCAGAGCCTTTGAAATGGGCAGGAGGGGATGCCCATACGCGGTTGAGTGTAGTTCCGCATTCATTCATAGGACAGCTATACTCCACCGCCATATCGTGGATGCTGCGGAAGATGTGGAGGACATTCCCGCAGGCTGGACATTCATATTCATATTTCATAGTGGTATTGCATAATCTAGGTGGAGGAAGCCTACAAGTTTCATAATCTTTCTAGTATCAGAGAACTCAGTGGTGGTAGGCATCCACTTCTCAGACCAAGCTGGCTCTGGAACTCTTGATAAGTCAAAGGCATAGACTCCCTGCGGAGTAGAGTTGATGTAGTAAGGGGTGAGGCTACCTGCTTGGTTGATAAGTCTGCGATACTTCATCTCTTCAATAAGTAAATCTGGATAGTGAGTATGCCTACACTTTAATTCTATGTATAGATTCTTTTCATTAGTTGAGCAGTCAAAAGAATCATAGACCCCTTCAGACTTTTCAAGGTCGGGAAAGTGTGTGCCTTTTAGATAGTCAAAGAGCTCTTGTTCTTTCACTGGTAGGGACTCTCCCCGCCCACATTATTCTGCAACTTACGCAGAGAAGCCTGACATCTACGATCAGCAGTAGATACAGCGCAACCTAGATACTCTGCCATAGCCTCAAGGGTGAGGCTCTCGTGGTATCTCTTGATAAGAATATCTTTATCTGTTATCTCTAGCTTTAGATAAGCCTTCTTAATATCTATCAGGGTAGCAAGTAGATTACCGCCCTCTGCTGGAGCTGACTGCTTACGCGGCTGACCATCATTGATGAGGTTCTGTGCCTGTTCTAAGACTATATTATCTACTACTGAGGCGATAACGTGAGGCAGTAGTTGGGCTATCGTTGCAGTGTCATAGAAGGCTTCATCGCCTATGCGATAGCCTGACTTTGCTGCCTTCTCCTTGCGAGCATAGCGCTCACAGTGGCGCTTCATCTGCCAAGCAATACGCTTCTCGTTGATTACCTTCTGGATAGGATTAGTTTCATTTAATAATTCATCTAGATGTTCTACTCTTGTTAGATACCAGGCGTAGCATTCCTGCTTTACATCATCCCTATCTACATAGTTGCGAAACCTACGACAGATAGTATTGGCTACGCTAGGAGCTATATCAAGGATAGCTGGATGAATGTTAGTCATTGGGAACTTCAGGCCAAGTCTTATCTAGGACCATCATTGCAATAGCAGAGTAGTTAAGTAGATCTAAGAAACTATCTCTGAGTGACTCGTTGCTGGGAGATACTTCACTATCAACGAGGTGATTGATTCTAGCCACCTTGTCGTGCATACGCACTCGTAATCCGTTGAGTGCTCCACCTG